TTTTGGATTGTCTAAAAATTTTATCATATGTAACTCCAATATTTATGATAGTAGTTAAGGATTTGCCACAAACACCAATCAGCGGTGCTTGTGGATAACTTTGGATTGGTTAGGCTACTTTGAGATAAGTAGTCTGACCTATTGGTGCATCTTTGCCCCTGATATCACTTGATACCCAAAGGATAGGATAACCAACATCTGATTTAGGATAGTCAAATATTCCCATGTCAGTAAAATATATAAAGTTATCAACCTTAATATTTTCTTTGTCGATGTAGTTAAACACAGGCATAACACAAGTACCGCCTCTTCCAACTACTGAGAACTGCTCGATATCCTCGCCCTTTTCGTATCGCTTAACATCTTGAATGTCAGCATCACATTGGATAACTGTCACACTATCAGCACCACACTTTTTTGTGATCTCGTTTAACTCGCCCAAGAAATAAGATAATTCCTTGTTTGAGACTGATCCTGACGTATCGATAGCAACAACCACATTGCCACAACCAACCATGTTTGATGTAGGTGTTATGACCTCATTTAGATACCATTGCCTACGATTAGGTCTGCGGTAACTGTAGTCCTGAGGCTGATCGCCACCAACAAACCTCCTGAGTACATCGACCCAATCGATCTGTGATCTCTCCATAGCTTTGATTATGTCCTTGATGCTTGATGGTATCTCGCCCCTATTCTTAACAGAACTAACCGCCATCATAGTCTGAGCATCGATCGTTGCCTCTTCTTGCTTGACCTGATCTTCACTCATACTGCTAGGTGCATCGACATTGCCCCATGCCTGAGGCTGAGGCTGACCGCTATCACCACCAACACCATTGCCATTCTGAGGCTTGTCTTTGCTTTCAGATTGAAGAATGTCGTAGATTTTTTCCGCTGACATATCCTTAAACTTAGCATCGATCAAAGCACCATCAGGCAAAACTAAACCGCTTGAAATAATGATTGGATTAATTGCATAGTCGCAAGCAATATTCCAAAGCTGATGATCTCTCTTGCCCATCCTGAGATGATGCTTAAGAACTCGATGCAATGCCTCGTGAACTTTTACACCATCTAGCTGAGGCTCAGTTAAGGCATCAGTAAATTCTTCATTGTAGAAAATACTAGTGCCATCAGTTGCCATAGTGTCGATATCGTTTTTAACAACCATTGGCATCTGATAAAGGATAGAGGCATAAAACCCCCATCCCTTAGACAGTTTATCAAGCATAAGCCTGACTTTTGATCTTGCGATCTTCCTTGGTAAATCATGCATATTTGCACTCCTAAAAGTTAAGATTAACTTCTAGGCAACGAGATATTTCCCATTGCCCTTAGCTGATGCCCATGCTCTAACATCCTTAGACTGCTTTAGAGAATTGTCTCTAGCTAAAGCATCCTTTAAGACATAGGCTTGGAACTCTTCATTAGGTAACCTTTGTAAGTACTTGAGAATGTTACCAATATTTTTGTCGTTAGCTTTCATTGAAAGAGAACTGCAAAGAGCATACATAATCGCAGGCTCTTCCACTAACTGAGCATTGTCAGGATCAGCTACCAACTTATCTACATCAGGACACTTACTGTAAATGTCCAAGAATGTTTTTAAGTTTGCATATGCTGATCTGCCAATCTGACCGCTGATAGCCTCGCCCATTGCAACCGCATCCAAATTCCAAGATAACATTTGAGATGATCTCTCATGTGATCTAGGTGTAGGATATGCATTCTCTCCAACTTTGAATTGATGCAAGAACTCAGGCTGAAATCTTAACCAACCTATATACCTATGATCAACACCGCTTTTTGAAAAGTAATTGCAAGTGTCATCTAGGTTTGCCTCAACCTCGATGAATGAAAGCCTATCAACTAAATGCGATGGCATCTGATTAGTGCCTGCCTTGTCGCTTAGTTTGTTTCCAGCACTCATGATATAGCACTCTGATCTGTCGATCTTGTACTCGCCAACTCTATACTCATCGCAAATCTGAGCATAAATATTCATGTTGAGAATTGGAGACTGTGGCAACTCATCGAAGAAATAAAGTACACCTTTGTAACCATCCGCTTTGATCTCAGCCATGCGGTCAGCATCTACATACCAATCAGGTTGTAAGACTTTCATCTTGTTACCATCAGGCATTCTCATACCGCCTATGTCAGTAGGATCAAGTTGAGCAAGGGAAATATTTACTAGGTAAAAACCTAAGTCCTCTGCGATCTGCCTAGCTAAAGCAGTTTTTCCAATACCCATCGAGCCTTCAAGATGGAAAGAGATTGGCTTGTGGTTTGACTTTTGTGCTAGGTTCTTTTTAATACCCTCAAGTATTATTGTTTTTGCTAATGATAATCTCATTTAAGCACTCCTTGTTTTAAGTGTTACACCATTTACATGGTTATATTTATACCAAGTGTTACCGCTATTTAATGTTATAGCTCCTTGATCTAGTCTAAACCTACGATACTCGCCAATACGAAAATCATAGACTGTTACGAGGTTAGGAACATCCCTTTCCTCTTGCTTTAGAACTCCCCAAAACTTACGTCTTGAGCCATCCATCTTTTTAAATACACCTCGTAAAATTCTGCCACGAAACATATTTATTATTTCTTGATTTTTATTCATGTATTAACTCCATTGTTGTTATTGTTATTGCTCGACTGAACAAGCAGAGACAGACCGCATTTGATCTGTCTCAATTTGTGCATTCGATTAACCGCAAAGAGCATCGAGAACATCGTTAGTCTCATCGTTGTCCTTTTTGGTATCCTCATTAGACTTTTCGTTAGCCTTTTGTGTAGCTATGAAAATCCTTTTGGTATCTGCCATCAACTCTTCAAGTTGGTTGATCTCATCCATCGTGATATCGTTGGCAACAAATACTGTCTGCTCGATGCCATCAACTTTCTTGGTTTTCTCAGCACCATAAACCATCTTGCAAACCTTTTCTGCTAAGGTTAACTCTTTTTTATCATTGGTATGAGCAACCCACTTTGTTTGAGTATCGATCTCAAAATCAGCAAGTATTTGCCTGACGTACTCAGGTGTTACTTGAGTTGGTAGGTCATGCTTTTCAGCAAACTTAACCGCATTCTCTTTGAGAATTTTTGCCTGAGCCTTTGGAATGCCTGCATGGTTCATCAGGTCATCATACACAACCTTTGTGACTGCCTTGCTCAGGTTACCTGATGCAGTCCTTGAAAACTGTGCAACATGGCAGATTGAGGTTACAATTTGAACCATCTTATTTTCATTGATGGTCTGTGTGTTTTCTTTGTTGGCATCTTTTAAACCGCCAATTACCTTTTCAGCCTTAGCTAAATCTTTGATTGCATCCGCTGAAAAACCATAGTCTTGAATATTTTTAGTCATACTAAAACTCCATAAAAAAATTAACTGTTTCATGCTTTTGCAATCGTCAGGCTGAATACACATTCAACTACAGTCTAGGACAAGGAGGCAAGAACTTGCCTCCACTATCGTTTTTTGAAAGGTCGTACAGATTTCTAATATGTCTCAAAAATATTAGACTATCCTAAATTCTCTAAATAGCCTCATCCTCAAACCTTGACCTTTCGTTTACATGGGGAGAACCTACTTCCACTCAGGAGACATGAATTTCAAATGCCAATTAAGATTTTTTAAAATCTCTAAGATGGGGGATGTCTGTCCCAAATGAGTGACTTAACTCATTTACTAATATAACGACTAAATCGATATATACAAGCCCAAATATGTAAATAATTGTAAATAATTGTAAATACTTACTGTAACTGTTGCTGAGAGCCAAATATAAATTTTCTTAACTTATAGGCTAAAAGTTAAAATTAACTTTTGTATAAGTATAGATTTAAATCAGGTGTTAAATTTCCCCGCATACGAATAACCAACCATTTTTTCTGAAACTTTTTTATCTTTTTTTAGTGCATCCTCTGTAACGTAAGGCTCAAGCCAAAAACTGCGAAACAAACTTTTATGATATATGATAGCCTAAAACACCTTTTGTGTCTGTATGGGCTTATATGGGCTATTAATAGATGTTTCACGAAATGAGATAATATTTACATCAGGTAAATCAGGTGTTAATTTCTGTGGAGTGTATTTTTAAATAATTTTATAGGTAAATCATGGCAAAGAAAATTGACGATAAAAAACCAAAGTTAAAATTGGTAAGTGACAACAAAAAAGATTTTAAAGAGACCAAAAAAAAAGATCAGCCAATGACCGCCAAGCAACTAGAGTTTTCAAGGTTGATAGCTGAAGAAAGCCTTACAAGTACAGATGCTTATAAGCGTGTATATTCTGTCAGTCCTAGCACTAAAGACAATACAATATGGAACATGGCAAGTGAGTTGATGGCAAACCCAAAGGTTACCAATAGGATTAAAGCTATTCAAAGGCGTATGGATGAAGATAAGTTGACGAGGGCGGTCAGGCGTGAAGAATATGTCTTAAAAAAACTTACTGAAGAGGTTGAACAAGGCGATCAGGCTAGTAATAGGATCAAGGCGTTAAGTCTTTTAGGTCAAAGCGTTAATATGTTTGGTAATAAACTAGAGGTAGAGACTAAACAAGCTGACAAAACAAGTGAAGAGATTACAGAGGAATTAAAAGATAAATTGTCTAAACTTTTAGGCGGTAAAAGTTAGCTATTTTCGTAATAATTCTAGCTACCTATTAGTTAATCTTAACTTCTAGCTACCCCACCCTACCCGTACCACCCCGTGTCGTGTCGCCCCCTCCACGCGCCATGTAGTTTATGTTGCACATCTAAATTAAAAATTTTGTCAAGAGGGGTCACCCCTAAATATTTTCACATATTTCTACACCCCACCTACCCATATATGTAAAAATACGTAAAAAAATAAAAAAAAGTTACTTAGGGGCTTCCCTACTAGTTATAACTAGTATATATATATTTTTATACTAGTATAACTTACTAGTTATAACTAGTAGTACTGTTATAACTAGTAGTACTGTTATAACAAGTTGGGAAGTTATTTGCCAAATAATATTATAAAACTAGAAAACTACAGAAAAGATAAAAACAGGGAAGATTATTATGATCCTTCTCCTGATTTGATAGACCCCGTAATTATTGGATGGACAGAGGCAGAGGATGGAGAGCGTGAACTGCATATAGTTTCTGCTGTTGATTCTCCAGAATGTTTATGGATGATTGACTTGGCACAAAAAATAGTTGAGGGTAGGCCACCTGAGATTATTAGGAATGACAATGAATGATTTGGCATCTATCTTAAAAACTGCATCCAAGAAGTTAGACAGTTTCCCTGTAGACAAGCAAAGAGAGATACTGGATCTCGTTGAAGAACTAACTGAAATGCAAAACAAGGAACAGGCAAGGAAAGAGTTTCTTCCTTTTGTTCGTGCCATGTGGCCTAGTTTTATACATGGCAAACACCATGAGATAATGGCAGAGGCATTTGAGAGAGTGGCCCGGGGTGAACTAAAAAGATTAATTATCAATATGCCACCCCGTCATACCAAATCAGAGTTTGCCAGTTATTTATTTCCTGCATGGTTCTTGGGTATGTACCCTGATAAAAAAATTATACAGACGGCACACACTGCAGAGTTGTCAGTTGGTTTTGGCAGAAAAGTTCGTAACCTAATACAGAACGAAGACTTCCAGAATGTATTTCCCGGCATAGAATTATCTACAGACAGTAAAGCGGCAGGTAGATGGAACACAAATAAGCGTGGTGATTACTTCGCGATAGGTGTAGGCGGTGCCGTGACAGG